TGAAAACAAAACTACACAATTGAGCTCAAACTGCTACAATATCCACTCAATATACCTTATTGATTCATATTGATGGCAATTCTCACCTTCAAACCCCCTAAGCAGCTCTTAATCGCTCAATTGTCCTCTGAAGAGCAGGCCAGAATTAGGAGCTCTGTGACACGAAAGTTAGCGCAGGAGGAAGAGAATGATCAAGGTTTATTCAGTTATCATGTCTCTCCATACTGTGCAGAGAAGTTGATCAAGTCTGGTGTTCAACTCTGTGCCTACTCCTCTGATGTACATAGTCATCCTTGTTGTAAAATGCTAGAAAATCATATTTTATACAGAGTTCTTCCTTCTTATGTAGATTCAGATTTTATCCTTGTAGGTATTAAGCATTCTAAGTTAGCCTTTCTTAAACCAAGAGGCGCGAAAAAGAATGTTGATCTTTCAACTGTTAAGGTGCTCAATCGTTTTGTCACAAGTCTTGACAGATCCAGGTATGGTAAAGAGTTTAATCACCTCAATATCATGTCAACATTCACTCCTGAACCTAAGGGTAGCAGTTCCTATACCCCTGAACTTAAAAGCCTAATTCCAAATCTGGAGCGATTTAAGGGCCACAAACTTTTTTTCCATGATGAGTTGCATTACTGGAAGGATGAATCTATTATTAAAATGCTATCATCTTTAGAGCCTTCAGTAGTGTACGCAACTGTTGTATGCCCACCCGAATTGCTTATTGGTGCTAAGCAGAGTTATAATGATTGGCTATACACTTTTGAAATCATTGGGGATCAAATCTTATTTGCTCCAGACGGAAAGATGAATAGTGCCTACTTCCAACCTGTCAATTGTGCCCGCCTTCTAAGAGCAAAAAGGATATGGCTGGATAAGCATAACTATTATGATATAGATCTGGTCTATTCAAATTTCTCGCATCATTTGCTCTGCTTCTCAAAGGGCTCAAATCTTAAGAATCAAGATCTTAGGGCTTTCTCTGACTTTGACGCAATTAAATTAAATTACATAAGTGAGCTCATGGTGAATGCTGAGAGTTGCTTTCCAATTAGTTGGACTGTTGTAAAAGGGCTTTATGATTATCTTGAGAGCTTGACAAAAGAGGATTACAGATCAGGTAAGGCTAAGCAAACTCATTATATGCCCAATTGCTCAGGGAAACAACTTAAATTTTGCACTGACCTTATCAAACTTTATCTTGAAGCTCCACATATTAAAACTATGATAGGTTCTAGCCCAGTTCACAACTTTAAGGTCTTGTTTACACGGATGTTCCCTGCTTGCATTAAGAAAAATTTCTCTTTTTATAAAGGAAAATTGTTGAAAAGTTTATTTGAACATCTAGCTCCTTTGGCTTTCCATGTCAAAACTTATGATCTTCATTTAGGTTTTGTTTTCAAATTCCAGGAGCTGAAAAATGTGACGGATCTAATGGAGGATGTTCATGAATTTGAAGTTGACTTTGTCAGAGAATATGACCCATTCCAGATGCGCAGCACTCCTTATGTTGGTCTTGCCCCTTTGCGTGATGAATCATATTATAAGAGGATGAAATGTGGTGAGGCTTTCTTTGACAACATGATTGGGCAAATAATGAGATCCCATTTAAGCGGGTATGGCACAAATACTAATCCTGCTGAACTTTTCCTAAGAATCAATTTGACCATTGTTGGAAGGGTTGAGTTTCTTGTGAATGGCCATCATGATTTTGTAATTTTTTATATCAACAAACATTTTAAGGTAAAGAAGGACCCCAGGTACAAAAACTTGTACTTTGCAAATATGACCCTCGAATTGAAATTGAGGTGGCTTTCGTGCAGACGTTTTAGAAAGTATCAGAAGTTCTTACCCTGCGGTCTGGTGAGTCTTGCTGAAGTACAAATTCTTTGGAGAAATATTGCGAGAAGCATCCAGAGTGGATCACATGAGGCTCAAGGACAAAATGAACAAGTTGATTCCCATGGGGATGGAGTAGCAATTGAGGAGCCAGAAAGGAAGGGGAATACTTTGGAAAAATTAAATGAAGCTACTTTAGTAACCCACCTCCAGCACTACCTCAAGAATCCTGTTGTTGATGATTTTTCAAGATGCGCCTTTGATGTCGACTCAAAGACTCTATCTAATCTAATTGATTGTCTTAAACAGATTTGTGATACTAGCATAAATGTTGCCATTGGATGTGACTGTTCAAATTCAGATCTAAATTTACTCAAGATTAGTAAAATGGCCTCCTCTGTGGCATCATATGTTAATCTGGACAATGTCAAATCTGTGAAAATCAATTGGACCGAAGCTGGTGAGATCTTAGTCGGTTTAGAGGATCAGCCTCTTTTTGTCGTGGTTCTTGGGAAGGATATTAATTCAATTACATTAGCAAGGGATCATGTTATGCAATTTCCTGAGCTTGAAGAAAATTCAGCAATTTTAATTGAAAGGAATAACATCTCTAAAATTTCTGTATCTGGCCCATCTGCTCTCATGATCTTTCCAAAAGATCAGAATTTGCTGGATTGTCATTTAATTGGCTGCGATCAAATCCCCCCTGCAAAGATTGATTTCATAGATGGGTACATCAAAACTACGGTGGATCCTAGTCTTGATTCTCGGTTAACATGCATCAATGTACCCGCAAATGGTGATTGTTTTTGGCATAGTGTATCTCTTTATCTTAGTGTTGAGGCCAAAATGATCAAAGATGCACCTGTTCTAAGAAACAGGAATCCCCAAAATGCCAGATTAGTTGAACCAATGGGTGATAAAGTTTGGGCTGAAAATGAGGCTATACTAAACTGTGCATGTTTTTACAACTTGAATATACGTATAGTCTTTGAACATGAATTGCATACCTTCCGTCCCCATGATTTGAATGAAGATTCAACTGAAGTTTGGCTCAAAAATTTGGATCATATGCATTTTTGTCCAGCAAAGTTTATAAATTCTTGTGTCATGGAGCCAATTTCTAAAGCAGTTGACATTCCGCCTTTGAATGTACAAAGAATGATATCTTCACAGGAGAGTCTTCACTCCGAGTATGAGAGATTGAGCAGTGGGAAATCCTTTGATCTCCTTGGACTGGAGAGTTTGATGACTTTCTTCAACATAGGGGCTGAAGTCCAGGAAAATGGTCACAAGTTTATTTTGAACGAGAATGGCAGTAGGGCTCGAAGCTTCATTCTGGAGAATAATCATATTGAATTTGTTCGTGGAGATAAAAAGGATCTAAGAAAGGAGGGAATTGGGTTTGTTAAGCTAATGAATGCAAATCAAAGTAAGTCTGTGCTGTCTCTCGCCTGCTCAAAGGTTAAATACACCCCATCTTATGACAGAGCCTTTAAATTGTCAAAAGCTTTTGCTAATGGTTATACAGGCATAATGCTTAGCAGTGAAAAATTTGGCGAGATTGAAATCAACGGTAAGAATGACGAGAGGGAAATCAATGTTATGATGGGAACATTTGGGGCTGGAAAGACTAGAGTATTTGTGGATTATATTCAGGCTTACTCTGGTAGAGGTTTATTTTATGTTAGCCCAAGAAAGAACCTTAAGGAGCTTTTCGATAACTCTGCCATCCAGGCAGTTCAAGGCTTTAAAACCAAGTCAAGTGACAAGAAAGGCAGTGTAAAGAGTTTTCATAGCTCTTTCACCTTTGAGACTGCTATAATGAAAGCCGGCCAGATTGGTGATGATTCAATTCTTATTATAGACGAGATTCAGCTCTATCCGCCTGGCTACCTTGATTTAATCCTTCTATTGATACCTTCAAGTTGCATGGTAATTTGTGCTGGTGACCCTGTTCAGTCTGACTATGATTCAGATGGTGACCGTTTGTATTTTCTTAATGATAAACCAGATATTGAGCGGTTGTTAGAGGGTCAATCTTATAAGTATGCAATCAAATCAAGAAGGTTTAAATCCTCCTTATTCATTGGACGACTACCTTGTGATATGCCCGGTCTTCAAGGGATGGGCATGGACACTTATGGGATTTATGAGAGCATTAGCAGTGTGCCTCAGGATTTAATTAAGAGATCCTTCTTTTTGGTGAGTAGTTTTGATGAGAAGAAAATTATTAAAGCCAATTTTAAAGAGACTCATAACAAGATTTTGACTTTTGGGGAATCCACAGGATCAACTTTTCAAGAAATTGTCATTCTCATAACTACTAGTTCAGAAAAGGCAAGTGAGAGGAGATGGGTAACAGCATTAAGCAGAGCATCGACAAGCATATCTTTTCTTAACCTGACTGGCATTGGAATACAAGAGCTTATATCGACTACTTATTTTGGCAGATTCTTGCAAAAATTTTTAAGTGCTGAATGCAAGAGGGAGGATATTAAGCCATATTTATACGGAGAGCCAAAATTTGTTGATGACTTCAGGAGCATAGGAAGACGAAGTGCAGAGGAGAAAGAAGTCAAAGTTGATGGTGATCCGTGGTTAAAGTGCATCTTGCATTTCTTTGAAACTCCAATTCCAGATGAAGTTGAGTGTGTTAAAGTTGATATGGTAGAGCAAAAAGCAAAAACTCACTTACCGGTTTCGTCCTTTGAGGTTTTATGGGCCCATTTTAATGAAAAACTTTTGCTTAAGGAGATCAGGGAGCGGAGGATAGATGATCTTGTTTCTGACCAGTTTGCATGGGATCATAGGTCACAAGGACTAGCAATTAATAATGCTGCCACAAGGTATGAATCAATATTCCCTAGGCATCACCACAATGATAAAGTGACCTTTTTGATGGCAGTTAAGAAAAGGTTGACCTTTGGATCGCCCGCAAAGAATGGGAGGATGCTTAGAGAGGCTATGCCCTATGGTGAAATATTACTCAAGGAGTTTCTCAAGAGGGTCCCTATTAAGAATGATAGAAACGATCATTTATTTTTAGAATGTCTAATGGATTTTGAAGAAAAAAAAACTTCCAAGGACTCAGCCACAATCGCAAATCACTGCATACGCTCACAGAATTCATGGCCAATTGATATTGCTGATATATTCATGAAGTCACAACTCTGCACAAAAATGGAGAGTATGTTCTGCGAGGCAAAGGCTGGTCAGACTTTAGCTTGTTTCCATCATGTAGTTCTTGCACGATTTTCTCCATGGGTCCGTTACATAGAAAAGAAGCTGGTCAGTTCACTGCCAGATAATTACTATATACACTCTGGAAAGAACTTTGATCAACTCAATGCTTGGGTTAAGGCAAACAATTTTGTGGGTGAATGCACTGAATCGGATTATGAGGCCTTTGATGCAAGTCAAGATCACTATATACTGGCCTTTGAATTAGCATTAATGAAGTACCTTGGTTTACCCAATGAGTTGATAGAGGACTACAAGTACATTAAGATTCATTTGGGTTCAAAATTGGGTGATTTTGCCATAATGAGATTCACCGGTGAAGCCAGCACTTTCTTATTTAACACAATGGCAAATATGCTTTTCACTTTTCTGGTCTATGATATCAAAGGCAATGAGTCAATTTGCTTTGCTGGCGATGACATGTATGCAAATACAAGTCTTAAGACATGCAGCAAGAACAAAAGTTTGCTTAAAAAGTTTACACTCAAAGCTAAAGTTCAGGTAACTGAAAGCCCAACATTTTGCGGATGGCACTTGACAGAGGATGGAATTTATAAGGACCCAATACTTGTGTCTTTCAGATTCATGATTGCACTTGAGAAAGGGATCTTACACGAATGCCTTGAGTCTTACTCGATTGAGTGTTCATATGCATATAACATGGGAAGTGCAGTTTCAAGACATATGGACCAGCTTAGCCTTGCTTATCATTACTGCTGCGTGAGGTTTATTCTTAAAAATTCAAAACTTCTTCGCTCTGATGTGAAGAAGTTCTTTAAGGACGGGCTCCAGCTTACGCAGTAGCCACGTTTAGGCTGCGACTTGTATATATTGATATGGAAATAGTCTGTCGTTACTTAGACGACTTTAAGTTTGAGAGAACTAGCTTAGAGCTTTCTTCACCTATAGTGGTTCACGCAGTTCCAGGTTCAGGGAAGTCTACCCTCATAAGAAAGTGCATAACTGAAAATCCTTCTTTGACAGCCTGCACCTTTGGAAAGCCAGACTTGCCCAATCTTACTGGTACCTATATAAAAGGGTATAAAGAAGGTGAGAAGTATGACATAATTGATGAGTACATCGGCAACAGATTTGAGTGCGTTCCTGTTGCACTCTTTTCTGATCCTTTTCAGAATTGTGAACAATACATTAATACAGCACATTATATTGGACGAACTTCTCACCGTTTCGGCGTTGTACTGCTGAGCTATTGCGCGGGCTTGGTTATCAAGTTTCCTCATCTCGCAAAGACAAGGTCACTCAGGGTTCAGGTTACTCTATTGAATCTACAGGTGCTATCATATGCTTTGAGCCTGACACTGAGGACTATTTACTTGCACATAACCTCAAGCCTCTTCATCCCTTGGACATCCGCGGAGAGACTTTTGACAAAGTTACATTCTATCATTCTAGTGATCTCCGCGATCTTGTTGGTCCTGAGCTATATATTTCGCTGACTCGCCATAGAAATGAAATCAAATATTGCAAGCTTAATGTCAGCTCTTAGGCAGCCATCTGATAATTCTGAGTCAATTAAAATTTGCGCTGCTCTAGGGGGGACTGCATTACTTCTTTATATTTGGTGTCAGCCTAATAATCCAAAATCAGGGGACCTGGGCCATTGGTTACCTTTTGGGGGAGTTTACAAAGACGGTAACAAATTCGTCAGGTATAATTCACCTCTTCACACCGCTCCTCCTTTCTGGCTTTTAATTGCAATACCTTTGGCCTTCTTTGCTCTCACTCACTTTAGCTACTTCAGTAACACACCCAGAAGAAGAGTGACCATAACACATTATCCATTGTGTGGCCACTTTGTATGCAGGCGCTAGAGATATATATTCTGGTGGTTTTTCTACTGCTGATAGCCTCCTTACTCTTCAAACAAGAGAGTCAGCAGTGCATAATTCACATTGACGGGACCAAAGCTTTTATCACCGGCTGCACTGATCAAAAGTGGTTGGATACTGCAATCAAACACCTGAGACCAGACAATCAAAGATCAGGTTGGTTTAGAAGATGAGTGGGCCACCCCCTTCAACTGGTGCCAATGCTTCCAGTGGTGCTCAACCAACAACTCAGCAGGAAACGAGCACAGTTTTTAAGAAAAGCCGCAGAGGATCAAAATCTAAATTTGTTTCTGCTGTTACAAAGGAGCAGGTTAGGAGGGTGGTCGAGCTTGACATTGAGACAGACAAAATAGCCCGGGATGAGGACCTTGAGAAAGTGAAAGCTGCTTGGCTTGCCATTAATGTGCCATCCGACAAGATATTTGAAGTTTCCCTTGAAATAACACTTTCCTGTGCTCACACTTCGACTTCAAATAAGCAGAAATTTAAAGGCAAGTCCAAATTCTGCGACATATTGCTTGCTGAAATAGCTGGCTGTATCACTAAGGAGGAGGTAACAATACGTTCCTTTTGTGCTTATTGGGCAAAATACGTCTGGAACGCAATGCATGAACGTAATGAGCCTCCTCTCAATTGGGTTGCTCTTGGGTATACAGAACAAAACCGTTTTGCAGCTTTTGACTTTTTCTATGGTGTTGACTCTCCTGCTTCAGCAGAACCAGAAGGTGGGTTACTTGCTCCTACCACTGAGTCTATGAGAGCTGCAAACATGGCTAGGAAAGAGATAGCCATCAAAGAATGAGAGAAAGGGAGGGTATGTCATATTTGAATCTGTCAGCAGTCACAGGTGCCAGGAATAGTATAAGGCCAAGGTTAGATTTCTCACCTGCAGAAATAAATTAGCTTTTCTTTATATCTACCCCCTGTTCAAGCAGGTCGGACCTTCGGCAAGTCCAACAAAAAGATTTCTTTCTATTTGTAAATTACTGTCGAGGTACAGAGTGTTGCTTTGCACGACACCTTTGGGTGAACCTCAGTCTTAGAACTAGTGCTTTGTCAATCATTTAATGGCCAAGGCAAGGCATTGTCTTGGGCACTATTTGATTGACATTGTGGTCTTTCTAAGACCCTCGGCTTCAATAAACAGCATTGACAAGCATGTACGTATCTCATGCACGCTGTATAAAAATAGCTTTGGTTTTACATATTTTCCC